AGAAGCGTGCTCTAACCGCATGTCGTTATACATCTTGAGATATCTCTCAAGATCTGTCCTGAATATCATTTGGGCTCCTTCGTAACCATATAGCTTGCTCTTTGTTAGTACAGAGTTATGTGGCATTACTATTTCTATGCCCTCTGCTAACGCGTACCCCAAGAAAAAGTTAGCGCCGTATCTTTGATAGCGATACTCTGTGTCGGCGCCCATCTCTATCCCGAAAGTCTCTATTGCGGTAATATTCCATTCGTCTTTCATCAGAATGGCCAGCCCAAGCATATAGTCAAAAGAACTGGTGAAGAAGCGCGATGGCTGATATTCTTGCTTCTCCCAGTCATATCTTCTAAGCTTCGGGAATATTTTCCTTATTACGTCTTCTATTGGATACCTGACTGCTGCGGGCACGGAAGGATGTTCCGTAAGCATATATATTGGATAGGGATGCTCTTTCTGAAGCCAGTCCCAGTGTTCACGAGGTTTTGCCCAGACTTCCTTATCCGTGTCCGCATACAGCCAGATGGGGTGCATCTCGAACAATCTGTCGATGCGCGGTACGTAGTCGTATTTGTACGACCAATTAGGTGTCCAAATTTCGTCTGCGTTAGAAAAGTGCACCGCGCCTCGCGTCGACTTTGCTCCACCGACCAGTGCTATTTTCATTACGTGCTCACATCGGCCATCTCGATCTTCCAGGCAGGAATATTAACAGTGTTGCCTGTAGTTAGTGCCTGCGTTGTGCAGGCGGTTACAAGTAACAGGGTTGATCCTGTTGATCCTGTTAACGCAACATGGGAAGCTGTTCCAGTGGTTGTTACTGATACCGAGTTGCGAGCTGCCATAGTCAGTTTGCGACCATTGCTGTCTCCGTCAGCCAGTGTAGCACCAGATGAACCAAGGTTTGCCTGTGCAAGCATGTATGTTGAGGTGGCTTCCGCGTAGGTAGAAGGTAGAGCGTTATCTACGTTCTCCTTAGTTACGCGGTCGCGAACCCAAATTAGAGCCGCGTCAAGCATTAGGTCGTTCTGATAACTTGTCATTTCTTACTCCTTTTCGACGTCGAAAGTATTAGAAAGCGAAACCGGTATCCGCTCTCAGTTGTTCCAGGTAATCCTGGCCAGTGTATACCCTGCCTCCAAACATTGCGGATCCATCTCTAATTGGGATAAGGGATGGTGCCACAAATCGCTCACTAAAGTCTACCACACCTACTCCTTGTTGCCAATTCATTTGGCTTTTTGCTGCTGGTACTGTTCCATCAATTCTGCAAAGACATCCAGGTGAGAACGCTGTGATTGTTCTTGGCCCATCCTTGTCAAAAACTGTCCTAGAAGCGAGTTCAGCTCTGTGTACATGTCCAAAGATTGTAGATGCTTGAGCGTCATCAAGAATTGCTCCTGCTGTTGCGCCGGACTTCGATCTAACAATTTCTCCGTGCACCGCTCGCAGATTGTTCGTGAGCCAATATTCGGACTTTGGATATTTGCCGATATATTTGACGGATAGTTTTTCCAATCCTAGGATGTGCGGAATGGAGAGTACTTGAAAACCATCTGGGGACGATAGACCATATGCGTATGGAACTTGTTTGTTGATTGCTCTAGATACTCTTTCTTCATGGTTGCCCTCCAAGAGGATTATCTCCTTTTTATCCAATAATCTTCTGAGCTGGCCCAGAAACCATGCAGCTTCCACAACTGCTGGTTGCGTGGTGTTGTACATATCTGGGGAGCGGATAAATTTATCACTCCACTCCGCCAGGTCTAGTATATCGCCCACGATGACAACAAGGTCGGGGTCAATGGCTTTTACCATTGCTAGTGTGGCAGCTAGCGCGCTCCTTTCGTGGAACGGTACAAGTTTGCCATCGTGGACATCTTTCAAGAACCCGAAATGCAAGTCGGCGAGGACAAGCACCCTGCCGTCGGTACTGTCAAATACTTTTGGTGGAGGTATTGTCTTTATCTTTACATCTACGGCAGATATAACTGGCTCGACCGGCTCAGGGCTCCTGTTAACTAGCCATGCTTTTACTTGGAACAATGGCTCAACTACTATTGTTCCATCATCAAGCTTGGCTCCAACTTCCCATTTATTTATTACGTGTCTATCTATCAGCCATTTGTCTGTGTTGATTTTGCATTCTTTGATAAGTTGATCCAGTGTTTTTATACGGGTTCCCTTGGAAGTATATTCCCTGGTATTCCCACTAGCCTCCATCTCAATACGCTCATCATTATTTGACAATTTGCTCTCCAAATTTTGGGCCCTGTAGATGCGACCATGTAAAATGTTAAAGTTCATTCCCAGCTCTTTAGCTAGCTGGCGCTGTGACAGGCCACTCTCCTGCCACATTATGAGTAACTCTTTGCCTGTGTATCTCATTCAGACTTGCAGGCTATTCTTATTACCCTATCTGCAATTTGGTTTACTGGGGTGCCGGATGTACCTGATCTAACCTTGATGTACTGGAAGCCAGTAAACACGTTTGCTCCTGGGAAACCAATTGCTCGGCTTGCCGCGGCGGATAGTGTGTACTCTCCGGTGTCATCATACAGGTTCAGCCAGTTTGTTCCATCGGTTGATACCTGAAATGTTAGATCGGCTGCTGTCCACACCGATGGCATCTCTATCCCATAGGGGACATAGCCACGCAAGTTTTCTGCCTCTGACAGGGATGTGCCATTTGAAATAGTTACGCCGAAAATGCTATAGTCTTGCATTATTCTTCTCCCTTCTTCTGGTCGCCCATACCCGCCGGTTGCTTGGGTTGCTGGGCATTCTTGAGTTCTTGTTTGGTTATTGGATTGATGAACTGCCTGGAGTTCTGGTTCTCTTCCTCAATGCGAGAGACCTCTTCTGGGCTACGCCCGAGTATTTGTTGTGCGGTCTGTGAAGAAATATGGCGTGGGGTTGTGGATGATAGCTTTACAACCTCATCGACTGCTCTTTGCTGGTCTCTTGGAAGGATATCGCTATACTGGGGAATAATTCTTCCCTCCAGTATGTGGTTCAATGGTCTGATCGGGATATCAGACCACTGCTTTTGGCTAAGTATCTGGGCCGAGATGTGTGCTCCTCTCCTTAGTGCAACGGAAAAGTATGATCTGGATCTGCGCGCCGCCTTCAAAAGTGGCCACATGCGGATCTCGAGAGTATCTCCACTCCGTTGACTACCCTGATCTTGGCCAAAAGCAATAGGGGGCATAAAGGAAGAAAATCTTACCCAGTCGTAGATAAATTCAAGGTGCTGAAACACACCCGGCTGGACTGCGCTTTTTACCTCTAGTACCCCCACCTCAGGAGGTGGGCTTGAGCCAATAGTTCTTCCGATATTCCAGAATGAATTTGGCCCAATTGGATAGTTTTCTGCGTTGAAATCACGAGGTAGATTTAGACCCCATCTTGTTGGGTGTGCGTTGTAGTTTATTGCATCACCTATGTCGGCAACCCGCATGTTTAGCTCGTCTTGGGCTGGAATTACATCTTCTGTAAGGGCATCACCATACCACGATCCAGACCTCAATCTCGGTGCAAAGACAACTGGAACAACACCCCATGGGTTTATCCCAGACTTGTCACTTATTTTCTTGCCGTCAATGTGGGTTTCGTATCTGGACTTAGTCCAGTGCTCGACCTTATATATAATATCCTTCTTGGTATCGATATTGTACATGGCCTTTGCCTGATCTTGAGACATGGCCACCTTGATGTAAACCTCCAGAAGGTCGTTGATATCGTTTGGGTTCCAAATTGGGAAAAAGCTCTCTCTCGGTATTCTAGTCCATTTGATATGTGGATATTGCTTGATGGGCTGTATTTTAAATGCAGCGCCACCAAAAATTTCCCTATCGAGGGCTAACTCCCAGAGGAATGTTGGGCCGTCTGATGCATCGAGTATGTCTGAAAGCAAATCGCTTGCCTTCAGGTCAGGATCCTCAATCTCATCCTGTAGCTTTACACCGAACCTGACCGGCTGATCCTCCCATTCCCCGAAGATGGTGTCCGCTTGGGCATTGCACAGCATCTTGGTGAGATTGAGACCAACGGGGAAGACGAGGGGTACTTCCAGTTCCGTGTTAATCTCCGTGTCGATTTGTTCTTTCAGCACCTCGCCTGAATAATAATACCAATAGCGTTCTAGGCGCGCTATCTCTGCATCCCAGTCGTGCATTGTTTGTGGTGTTACTGACATGCCAAGATCGGCATATTCTGGAAAGTTTATTGACATGGTTTATCTCCCGAGATAGTATCATCTGGTACTATCGTTGTCAAGCACGCCTCGCATGAACATCCCGCTTGCTGATACTTATTGCACCACCTGTGTGTTTCTGGCGCAAATGGCATTGGAATGTCGTTGCCTGTTAAGTTGCAACGTTCCTTCTCTCTTCGTCTTCGCTTGGGCCCGGTTGCCCAAATAAATCTGTGTTTGCACCATGTACAGTTGTTGTGGTGGATAACTCTTGACATATTCTACTATAAGCCTCTCTCGCCACGTTTGGATCTTTTTCTATCCCGATAAAATTTCTGCCGTTTCTGACGGCGACAGCACCAGCAGTGCCACTTCCTAAATATGGGTCTAGAACTGTATCTCCCTCTTCTGTTAGCTTTTGTATGTAGTAATCTGCCCAACTCTCTGACTGTTGCCATTCATGGATGTCCTTTTCTGGCTCGACGATTTTGACCATATCACGCAAAAACCCTTTCCCTTGAGGAAAAACGCCTTTTACGTAGTGAACTACTGGCTTCCACATGACCTCGATGCCCATGGCCATACGTGGATGTGGGCCATCCTCCTGGTTCATGCAATAAGTCCACCTGTATTTGAGGGCGCTTCTGCTCATTATCTTGAAGAATTCTGGCATGAAGTAATGCGGAACAATGGTGGCTAAAGAGCCACGATAATGTAGCAATCTGTATGACCAGGTGGAGAGTAGCTGGTATGCCAGTCTTGCATTATCTCTATGCCTATAAGGTGGGTCAGTGTATATGAGATGGACATTGCCAATAGAGCTGGCAATATCATTAAAGTCGCCAGTGATAACAGTGGCTGTAACATTATTCGTCGAGATCGTCCTCAGTTGGTTCAAGTCTAGCATCCGTTGTTCTAAAGCCTCCTGCTCTGTAAATTACGTTTGGCATCTGAAAAACCTTTGTTAGTTTTCCGCCGCATGGATCTCCTACGTTGCCTACTTGTGGGCACATGGTTGGGTCTTCCTCGTCCATGTCCAGTGTAAATTCAGTCTTTCTCCCACAGCTCAGACACTTATATACATATGTTGGCATTTTACCTCCCACTTATGTGAAACTGAAATGTGTCGTACATTCTCTTGTATACACCAGGGCATTCTCTCTCGAAGCCTCCGTAAACTTGTATATGCTCGATGACTTTTGTCTCTGGCTTATCCTCCTTGAGAGATTGTATTATCTCGATTTCTTCTTCGCACTCTGTGCATCTGTATCTGTATATCGGCATGGTTCCATCCTTCCTCCGCAACTTTCTATGTGCGTCTTGTCGTCGAAGAGATTTTTGCGCTCTCGCTTTTTCCTGCATACGTGAGGCCCGCCACCCTCTCTAAACTCGGTGTGCTTACACTTTGTGCATTCCCAGATCATTATTAGTGGCTCCGTTTTCTCCATCATTCTGCTCCAAGTCCACCAGCACGGTGCGCAATCTCTCAAATGTGGTGTGATCGGCATATATTGTCAGATCCTTGAACTCTATTTCGAGTTCTATGGTGTTTTGTCCCTGATTGATGTCCATTGCCTTTACTGGTAGCCTTAGCTTTTGTTTGCCATCTGACAATGTAACAATTCCGTACCTTTCGGTGTCGAAAAACTCTTCTATGTTGAAGTTGATGATGTCCCCTGTGGAACTCTCTACAATCACCTTGCTTACGAACATATTTGCCTCCTACTCTATGAAATCATCATGGTTGTCTGTTGCTCTATCGATAGCCCAAAATATAGCTCCAATTGTTGCAAATATCATTATGGCCTCCATTGGTGTCAGCCAATTGAACATAGGTGCTCGCGGAAGGGATCGAACCTCCACGCCCGAAGGCATATGTTCCTAAGACATACGTGTCTGCCAAGTTTCACCACGCGAGCTCAGTAGCGGGGGCCGGAGTTGAACCGGCTAAATCTGGGTTATGAGGCCAGCGAGCCTACCGAAGCTCTTCCCCGCAACGATGCAGGGTTTCTTTATTTGCGGTCATTTTCACCCTGCTGACCCTGTATTACTCTGCCCTAGAGCCAAAACCCATACTGGCTGGTAACTTGAATAGGCCGGATGCAGTTAGGCCCATGACAATCCCATAAATGGCCACTTGAAACCATGGCTGGATTGCTGGGTACATTTCTTGTAGCTGGAATACAACTCCAAGCAAAACGCCGATTGCCATAGAGGCGATCCTGATTTTTACATCGCCCTTCAGGCCAACCTGCTTTGCGAATTCTACAAGTCCTAGGATAGCTCCCAGGATAAGCGCAACATCGATTGCTCCAAAACTTTCTAGCATTTCAGGCTCCTTTTTGCCTCCTGTGTTTTGCTAACTATACCATCAAAATATGTATGCGACAACTAAAACAAGTATAGTAACCACAAGAGCTAATATTATCCACAATGCAATCTCGAATGGGTCTTGGGAGTTCATCTTCGTCTTCTCCTTGGAGTATGTGTCGTTCTCTGCCTCCTTGAACGGTACACGGGAGGTGGAGGCCCGCTTTCTACATCTGCCAGTGGTGGAAGAAATCTTTGCAGGTAGCTGAGCTCACCAAGTGTCATGACAATATCCTGTGGTTCTTTCTTCTTGTCGCCCTCTAGCGTGTAACTGCTTAGTTGTCTGATCAGTCCCTCTATTGGAGGAAATGCCCAATTATGATTGGTAATATCCATTACAAGTGAATTCAATAGTGCGTTCTTGTCCGATGTAAAATTGATTTTGTCGGTAGCGATGCCCTGGTTTTCAAAAGCCAGCTCATCCATTCCCTTCTGTGGCCCTGTGGCGTCTATTCCCTTGAGGACAGGTGTGTATTTTTCGATTACGTACTTGTAGCTTCGTAGAAATGGATTGTAAGATCCACGCCCTGATCCCCAGTCGAAGTACACCAACCTATAGGGTTTTTCAGTAATATCGGCGACAGCAACACACGGAGCGTTTCGCTTGGGGTACTGATCCTGTCCAGGATCTCCAGCAGCGATGTATACTCGTCCTGGTTCGGGCGGTATCTCAAAATGGGTAATTCCATGCCTTGGGTCTTCTTCAAGTTTGTATCCTTTCTTTGGTAGTATTGCGCTGTCAGGGTCAGCCTCTTGTGGATATAACGCCATGAAGGCGGCATCGTAAAGCCCTTGATCCACACATGCGAGTACATGACTCCGGGGGAACATGCTGAACCCGTAGTCCGGAAAGTGGCCGCCCATTTCTACGTCCACCAGATTGGGAGGATACTCCGCCTTCATTGCCTCCACTT